GTAGATAAAGCGAAAGGGTTTGACGTTAACAGAATGGAATCAACTGTTGGATTTATTGCTAAATCTGGAACTAAAAACAATAAAGCAGTTGAAGAACTAGAACAACAGGAATTTGGAGGTGTTATAAAAGATAGGGAATTAATACCGTTAGACGAGGCAAGAATTCAAGGGCAAAGAAATAGAAAAGTTTCCACTAAAAATAGATTATCTAAATTAAAAGCTAAACAAATAAAAAGGTCTACAAAAAAATCATTTGTTAAAGATGTTCATGAAGCAGGGAAATTAGGTTTTATTAAAACAAAGAAATCTATTCTGCAAGTTAGAACAATTAAAAAAAGTAAGTTTACATTTAAGAGGATTTACATGGTTAATAATTCTAAGAAAGTGCAGATAAAAAATGATACTCATTTTATGGAAAAAGCTTCAAAGAAAACTTATTTAATGACTTCTGAAATTTTCAGAAAAGAAGCACAAAGGCAATACGAAAGATATTATAACTCATGAGTTGGAAAGATAGAATAAATCAAGAAATTAGATTAACCACAGCAGATGGTGAGATTTACAACCCATTGTATCTTGTTTCCCCTCGTAGGGTAGATTTCAACGTGTCACAATTTGAATTTATAAACATTGATGGAACATTAGTTAATCGTCAAAATATAAAAGGTTACAAGTATGATATTACTATTGTTTTCCAAGAAGAAAATCACAGAGAAAAATATTTAAAGTTTGAAAAATCAGTAAAAGATAAAAGACCTATTGAAGTATTACATCCTATGTATGGTTTGTTCAATGCTCATATAGTATCAATGGTGGATGATCCTACAGCATTAAGTAATACAACCGTTTCTTTATCAATGTTGGAAACTATATCTGAGGAATACCCAAAGACTTCACAAGATGCAAACGATCAAGTTAACATTGATTTTGATAATGTAAACGAAACTATTTCCGAAACGTTCGATAATGATACCACTTTAAAAATAGCAGATGCAAATAACATAGCTAATAAAAAAGATGAGGCATATAGTCTAGGAGCTTCAAGTGTTAAGTCTGGAGAACAATCAAATAATTACATACTATTATATAATGCTGCTAATAATTCAACAGCCGATTTAGTGAGCTTCTTAATTTATCCTAGTTTATTCTTAAACCGTGTGACCTATAGACTAGATTTGCTAAAGAGACAGTTTAATAATTTAACGACATTAGTTAGCACTTCAAATGATAAAAAGATATATGAACTGTTTGGAAACTCTTTAGTTTCAGCTATGATTAACGTATGTGTTACGCCATTAGAAGATGACTATAATAATGCTGATGACGTGTTAAATGTTATAGAAACAGTTTCAAACTTGTATAATAATTTCATTACCAATGTTGATGTAATGCAAACGGATAACGGGTCTCAATTAGACGCTTATATCCCTAATTATGAGACAATGAGTCAATTAACAAGTATGGTTAATTATGCTTTAGCTAACTTGTTCACAATAGCATTAACAGCTAATCAAAAAAGAACAGCTATATTAAATGCAGATAGTAACGTTATACTTTTAGCGCATAGATTCTACGGTGCTACAGATGACAATATTAACACATTTATAGATCAAAATAAAATAGGATTAAACGAGTTAATTACAATTAAAAAAGGTAGGGAGGTAGTTTATTATGTCTAATGATTTACGGCTTAAAATAAATGACCGATTCATAAACAGAACGGTTAACTTCTTTAATGAAGTTAGAATAAACCTAAAGTATAATTCAGTGGGTAGTACTTTTGCGTTTCAATTTCTTTTTGATCCCAACAACCCAGAACATAAAGAATTAGCGTGTGTATCTCACTATCATGAAGTTCAATTATTTCTAGGTGATATTTTATTAATGACCGGAAACATTGTTTCCAATAATTTTAAAGCTGGCCCAACAATAACAATGACTAGTTTCGGCGGTTATTCTAAGCCGGGTGTTCTTGACGATTGTAATATTCCAGTTAGTTTATACCCTTTGCAATTTGATGGATTATCTTTAGAAAATATAGCAAGAAAATTAATAAGACCATTTAAGTTGGATATGGTGATTGATAGTGCTGTAAATGCTAGAATGTCAAAATCATTTGATACAAGTACAGCTAGTTCAAGAAGCACAGTTAAGGACTATTTATCAAGTTTAGCGTCACAAAAAAACATTGTACTTTCACACGATAACATAGGGAATTTACTTTTCACCGAATCAAAAACAAAACAAAAATCTATTATTGATTTTGATTTAACAAAAGCTACACCAGCAGGAATGACTTTTGAATTTCCATTTAGCGGTCAAGGTATGCATTCTCACATTACGGTAATGAAACAAGCTAGTATTGATGGTGGTAATCCGGGTGAAGAAACAATAAGAAACCCTTATGTTATAGGTAGTTATTTTAGACCTAAAGTAATTAGTCAAAGTTCTGGAGATGATAACGATACTATTTTGGCAGCTAAAAGGGCATTGTCTAATGAGTTAAGAAACATGCCGTTAACAATAACAACTAATAATTGGCTAGTTGATGGCAAATTATTAGTGCCAAATAATATAATAACAATTATAGCTCCTTCATTATTTATCTATACAAAGACTAGATTCTTTATTGAATCGGTAAATTTTGAAGCAAATGAAGGAACTAAATTAGCAACTATAAATTGTGTACTGCCAGAAGTATATAATGAAGAAACGCCAATAAGCATTTATAAAGGAATCAATGAGCAACATAGTTAAGACAATATCAACCGAAATAAAGAACGCTATAATGAAGGTTAAATTCTTTCGTTATGGAAAATCTGACGTGCAAGAAGTAAGGCAAGTTACACCATTTGGAATAGATTCAAACCCCATTGAAGGACTTGCTGGGTTGTACGTAAAGACAGAACAAAAAGGAGATGCTGTTCTTGTTGGTTACATTCAAGACTCTTTAACAGATGTAGGTGAATTACGTTTATCATCGACTAATGCTAGTGGTGTTGAACAATCATATACATTATTTAAAAATGATGGGGACATTGAGTTAAGTGGTAATAGTGATAATTTAGTTAGATATTCAAAACTAGAAGATGCTTTTAATGAGTTAAGAACTGATTTTAATAATTTAGTTACAGCTTACAATTCGCACACGCATATAACAACAGCAACAGTTGGAGGGACACCAACCCCAGGAGTGTTAACACCAACACCAACAACTGGATCGCCATCAATAGCAAACATTTTACCAGCAAAAATAGAGAATATTAAAACTAATTAATGTATATTAGCAAGTTATGGAGGGAATTTTCACATGTAAAATAAATAGAGCAGCTAGAACTAGAACAGAGATTTTAGTTTTAATTTCAAACATTGACTCATTAATAACAATGTTAATGACAACGGCAATAGACAGCGTAACTAATGCTGGGATATTGGAATATGACGTTGATACTGGGCAAACAACTCAAAGAGTTAAATATACAAGCCCTACTCAGGTAACGGATGCTATTATTGTATATGAGAAAATCAGAACAATGTATCAAAATAAATTGACTCCTAGAATGACTAGACTTTCTGACAGTAAGAACTTTAATTAAAATTATGAAAATATTTGGATTTAACATAGGTAAGGAATTAATTTCAAACCCTAAAAAACAAAAAATCGAAGCTAGAAATAATAGTAATTGGGGGTATGCTCAAAGTATTTCTTTTGATGGTGAAAAAAATCTAGGAGAGGTTGGACCATTAATTAACTATCACTTAAACTATGAACGGTTAAGAATTAGAAGTTGGCAGGCTTATTTAGAATCAGATTTAGCACAAACCATCTTAGATCGTGTTGCTGTTTGGATTGTAGGCAAAGGTTTAAAACTACAATGTAACCCTTCAAAGGAAACTTTAAGTAGTGAGGGCATAGAGTTTGATAGTGAGAAGTTTAACAGAGTTACAGAATCAAGATTCGCAACGTGGAGTAAATCAAAATTATCTAGTTATTCACAAATGCAAACACTGCATCAAACAGCCAATGAAGCGTTTAAAAACGCAAATATTGGCGGTGATGTGTTAACGATTCTAAGGTATCAAGACGGTATTGTCAACGTTCAAAATATAGACGGTTCTTGCGTGTATAGTACTATTCTAATGAAAAGTAGTTCTACTGGTAATGAGATTAGGAACGGTATCGAGTTTGATAAAAAAGGAAAACATATTGCTTATTGGTATGTAACGGAATTTAACAAATCAGAAAGAATTCCAGCTTACGACAAAGCAACAGGTTTGAGGGTTGCCTTCATGACTTACGGCAAGAAGTATAAAATTGATTCAGATAGGGGATTACCACAGTTAGCAACAAGTCTGGAGTCGATTAAAAAAACCGAAAGGTACAAAGAAGCAACGGTAAAAACAGCTGAAGAATTAGCGAAAATGACCGTTCAAGTAGTGCATGAGTCTTATTCTGATGGCGAAACTCCATTTGGCAAGAACACGATGGATTCTTTAGATGTTAATAATTCTGATCAATTGCCTGTAACAGATGCAGGTGAAACTTTAGCTAGTAACTTTACAGCTACTACAAGTGGTCAAGCATTTAATATGCCAGTAGGCTCTAGATTAGAAGCTGTAAATCAATCAAATGGAACTATTGCATTTAAAGAATTTTACGGAACTATTGCGGAATATATTTGTGCAAACTTTATGATACCTCCAAATGTTGCATTTTCATTGTACAATGATTCGTTTAGTGCTTCGAGGGCTGCAACTAAGGATTGGGAACATACGATTGAATTTAAA